GCCGTGCGGTCTCTTGGCATTTTGATTAGCACTAAAATAATAGTTTTGGTCTAATTAAGAAGTTCAACCCCATGGTACAGTTTAACGACTTGTCCAGGTCGGGCCAAAATTCCGGCCACATCTGAGACAGGGGAATATCAGTCATACACACTTGAGATATAGAGATCCATATCCTGTGTTTCACAGTAGATCTCATCTAAATCTAGTCTCTCGTGTGCATGTGTTAAATCATCAAATCTAAGAGTCTTACACTTGAGTGTAAAATCCTTGTCCTCTACCAGTTTAAAATCAAACTTGGTATATTTCCAAAGGTTGGCTTTCCTGAAATTAACTTCATAGGGAAGTTTTGTATCCCTAAAACCTTTTAACATGAGTGAGGTCTTGTAGTGGTCGATACTGGTTAACGTATCTCCTACTATGACTGTACCCACATTAAGGAAGTTAGAGAGAGCAGATTTTTCTGGCTCAATTTCAGAAGAACCCAACGGTTGGGTTAGAGGTATAAATCGATATCGTCCATAATGATATAGACTCCTCGACGAATTAATCGTCATCGCTGTTTCATCAGCACCGGGGAGACGGTATCCAACAGGCACGGGCACCCTAGGGCCCTCATAGTCGTTGATGACTTTCTTTCTCAGATAGAAGGCTAGCTTCTTCTGGAAATTGGTAAACGATACAGATGGTAACATCTCATCTACCAGGTCGAAACCACACCCACCAAAGGCGGGGTTAATAAACAACGAAAATTGTCCGGACTTGGTTACTATTTCCACATCTTTCTTGTTATAATGCAAGAACCTTCCGTGGGCACGAAACTTGTTTACAGCACCTGCTATCATCTGATTGTAACAAGCATTTATCGGCATCAATTCCTTGATGCGCTTGTTGTTCTTATAGAGTCCAGTCAATAAACCGACGTTGAGAAATCCGGCCCTTTTAAAGGTCTTATCTCCTCTATTGAACATCCAGCATTCAGAATTTATAGTTAATACAGTTGGATGTGTATAATTCTTTCCTAAGGAAAGTTCAAATCCAACCTCTTTTGTATTTTCCTCCCAAAGGGAGTACAGAAGATCATTAGCTCTAAATAAGATGTCATCTCCGTTAATTAAAACGGGAAGATCTTTTAACTGAATCGATAAACCTGTCATCTCCTCAAGTGCCTTCCAATATGTTACTAAATTAATAGAACATAGGATAGGAAAAGATAAAGTGGATCCCATAAGTTGACCAGATGTCTGGAGAACCTTTGGGGAGTGGCCATGATTGGCTGCTAAATACGTCGGGTAGACTAACACCTGTTCGTAAAGAACTGCACGCAGATCCTCACATTGGTCATTAGTCAAGCCTGACTTCACCAAAAAACATTCAAAGGCATCCTTTGTGTAGGACACTTTCAAGTTGTCGGTGGCAGCTGAATAGTCACCCGAGACCCAGAATGAAAAGGGTTTCTCTTTCTTTATTACATTTCCTGATGCACTCCAATTTAGACCGAATAACCGGTCCTCAAGGTATATGAGGTTATGCAGATCGGACTCCTGCAAAGGACGTCCTGTGACAGCAAACTGTGGAAAATTTTGTAAATAATTCCACATGTACTTTTGGAAGAATCGGGATCTGTAATAAGCAAAGTCATCGCCCTTAGTTATTAGGCGAACCTTTAAAGGTTCACATAAGGCGACAACAACAGACTGAAGGGGCTCTCTCTCAATATAGGTGGAATAATCTTCTATGTCCATCACTGGTTCATCATCCTCAAGATGTTCATCACTGAGGAATTTTGATCTAAGTGGTTCATGGGACTTTTTGAATTCCTGATCTATATCAAAGTGGGCAAACTTCGCCCAAGTGGCAAGGCCAGTCAATCTCTTGACGACCCCCGGTCTGTGCTCATACATCTCCAGCAACTCATCCTGTTCCGTGGGAACGTTAAAGTTGGTGACTTTAACCTTCTTCCCTTCCAGATCGAGAGCAGATTGAGCGGTTACTTGTGCGTGTGGCCGAATATTCTGGCTATCACGTTTAATAAAACCTCTCTGACCTCCCTGATCTGTAAGGCCGCGTAATCCTGCTGATGTCGAAGCTTCGAATAAAGTAGGGGTAACAGGCTTACATTTCTTCACCAAGCGTTGGAAAAACGACTTAAAGGTGGCCCTCTGAGCCCATGATGTGGCCTTAATAGGATCATACGGACGTGACATTGTCTG